ACAACATACCCGGGCGGATATTCAGCAACAAACAGCCGAAAAATCGGCGGCTTTCACACAGAATGCGCTAATGTTGGCACTATTAGCGGACACAGTCTGTCTGGCTATATAGCCGGCGATATTCTTCCGGCGTCAGTTTGGTGTTTGAACCACCGCCCTGTATCAGAACCTGAAGGAATGGTTTATGATGAAGTAAATGATGTATGGGTTGATATTTATAACCAATCTGGAACAGGAACAAACACAAAATCCGTATTCGGCGGCACCAGAACAAATACACAAATGCACTTTCAATTCGTTGAAGATATGCGAGCAATTAAGAAAACGCTTCTGTTGGATGAAGAATTTTATTCAGCATCAAAAGGAAGCAATCAGAAAACAGCTGTCAACGGTGCAAAACAACCAAGCCCAGACACAACAGGCGGACATGTTGATACAGCAAATAGACGCATGATATCAAATATCGGATGTGAAGAAATGTGCGGCTTGCAATGGCAACATCTTGCCGGAACATTCTCAGCGGGCGGCTCCGGATGGAATAGCCAAAACGGAGATGAAGGATCATTCCACGGTAGCTGTATGGTGCTCCTGGCGGGGGGCCCTTGGGGCGACTCTTCGCACTGCGGTTCCCGTTGTCGTGGTGCGAGCAGTTCGCTTTCGGTTTCGAATGTCGCTTATGGGGCGCGCGGGCGGAGCCCGTCAAAAAGAATGCCTAACTAAGCAAATTCTTTTTAATTAAAAGGAAACAATATGAAAGTTTTGGGTAAATATTTATCGAAAGTAGTACGGAAGATACACCTAGTGCTCCTGGCAGGAGGCAATTGGGACAACTCTTCGAACTGCAGTTCCCGTTGTCGTAATGCGAACAATTCGCTTTCGAATTCGAATGTCAATAATGGGGCGCGCGGGCGGATACGGTTTAATCCTTTTGGATAACTCCGGCTGAGATATTTATCCATGTCGCACGCGCCCCAGAACGGGAACGCAGTCGGCAAAACACAAAAACGGAGAAAAGGTCGGGCTAGTAGCCAACAAAACGAACGTCCGGCCTAAACATAAAGAAGGTTAAAAATGGTAAAAAGACACGGAAATTTATGGGAAAAAGTTATAACGGAAGAAAATATCCGTTTAGCTTATGAACTCTCAAGAAAAGGGAAAGGCCGTAAATACAATGTCCGAAAGTTCAATCGCAACCTAGAAGAAAACCTAAAAATAGTAAGAGAAAAACTCATAAATAAAACCTTCACAACAGCAAACTACAGCACAAAAACAGTTTTTGAGCCCAAAAAACGCGTCATATACATTTTGCCATTTAACCCGGACAGAATTATCCAACATGCCGTCATGAATGTCATTATTCCCATATGGGAAAGATTGTTTATTCACGATTCATACGCTTGCCGAGAAGGAAAAGGAATGCATGTCGGCAGTCTCAAAACAATGGAATTTATACGAAACAATAAATATTGCTTAAAATGCGATATATCCAAATTTTACCCATCAATAAATCATGAAATACTAAAAAAGATAATCAGAAGAAAGATAAAAGATCCCGATGTTCTCTGGTTATTGGATGATATTATAGACAGCTTCCCCGGAAAAACAAATACGCCTATCGGCAACTTTACAAGTCAATGGTTCGGCAATCTTTATATGAACGAACTAGATCAATACGTAAAACACAAACTCAAGGTAAAATGCTACCTTAGATATTGCGATGATTTTTGTTTCTTTCACAATGATAAAAAAACATTAAACGAAATAGCATCGAAAATAAAACAGTTTACCGCAGAAAAGCTCGAACTAAAGCTAAGCAAATGCGATTTATTCCCTGTTAGCCGTGGTGTTGATTTTTTAGGATACCGGCATTTCCCGGAATATATTCTGCTTCGCAAATCAACAGCAAAAAGAGCAAAAAAACGGATTAAGAAAGCAATCATTGCGTTGCAAAACCATAGAATGACCGCCGACCAGTTCAGATCCACTATTGCCAGTTATCAAGGGTGGATGAAATGGGCAAGAACATACAATCTAAGACTAAAACTAGACATAGACAGATTAATAGAGGTTTCAAAAGATGCAAAACGAGCAGACGACATACTCGCCAGATTATAATAATTATCCGGCGTTTACCGATGAACTGGAAATGTTTGCAAAATCAAACGAACATTCTGCATTTGTCGGAACTAAAATTCCCGTAGACAGGCTCATTGGCAAGAAAATTGTCTTCGTGGATTTTATCGTATCTGAAAGTCAATATCGCCGATTTGGTGATTCAGTGACAAAGGTACAAATAATCTTAGACGGAGAAAAACATATATTTTTCACCCAGTCTAAAAATATAACCAGAACACTAGAGGTCTTCAGAAGTAAACTTCCGAGAACCGGAACCATAATCAAAGAAGATCGAGCTTTAAAAATCAAATGAAAGGTAAAAAAATGCGTGGATTTCCAAAAAATTTTTGCACAAAACAAGACTACTTAAACATGATTGCTGATCCGGAACATTCCGAAGAAGCTAAAAACGCTCTAAAAGGCTTAGCCAATGATCGCTTTATATGGGTGCCAAGCGAAAAAAAATACACATCTGAAGAATTAACGGAAGATGTACGAAAACACCATGAAGAACAAAATGAGCGTTTAATAAACACAGCCAAAGAAGACGAGGAAGAAGTATGGACCGTATTCGTTCAAAAAGAAGACGAAAACGCCGAAGTATTCCGCTTAGGTTTCACCCTGGCTGAGGTTGAGAATTTAACAGAATAAACAAGGATAAAGAGATGTCAGAAATAAAACTAAACTGGGATGTTATCATTCAGCTTTTAGCACAGGGCAATCCCTTTATCTGGCTTTTGCTGTTGATAGCTCTTGCCTGCTTGGGCGTTTTAGCCTGGATAAAATACGAACAACCGATACGCAGGCTGACATCTCTCATCCTGCACCATTGTTCGAGAAAATATCGCGCAAAGGCAGAAAAAAGGCTCGAAAATATAGAGTTATGCAATCGTCGATATGATAAATTTGCAGAAAAAATATACGGACTAATTTGCAGAACATCAGACCTAAGGATAGATGCAGATCCGGGAAGAAATAAATTTTATCAATACCTAGTCAAAGCGATGTTTGAAGCCTTCTTCAAAGGTTTTACTACAATGTATGCCGATTATGCACAAGGAAAAATCAAAGAAGAAGATTTTACAAGTTACCGCAAAACTCACCACAAAATCGCCGCAGGCGCAATCGATGATGCGCAGAAAGCTATCCGAGAAAGACTATCCGAGGAGCAATGGCCTGAAGAAAAAATTGAGTACATCAACGAATTATTCAAGGTTTGGATGGCTTCACACGTTGGATTGCTTCGCGAATTACTCGGATCAGATGAAATATCAATAGAGGTCGTAAAGACATGGTGGGTATTTTTCTACGAAATGTTTATGGATATCGAGCGTTTCGGCTTGATGTTCAATGGCAGAATTACAGGACTTCACTTTGACAATTTAGAGATTAAGGGGAACAAATATGAATAATTTTGATTTTGCAGTAAAACTTACTCTTGAAAAAGAAGGTGTATTCTCCAATCATCCCGATGATGCAGGCGGAGAAACAAAATACGGAATAAGCAAGGCGGCATATCCCACAATCGATATTGCCAACCTAACAAAAGAACAGGCCATAGCCATATATAAACGCGACTATTGGGAAAAAGCACAATGCGACGAGCTCCCTTATCCGTTGGATGTACTTTTATTCGATACAGCAGTCAATCACGGCGTCAAAAAGGCAATAAAAATCCTTCAGGAAAGCCTCGGTATTACTGTTGATGGAGTTATAGGGCAAAAAACAAGATCAGCCGCCAGGACAGCGAAAAACAGCATTTATACAGTATTTATGATTAACCGCCTCTTTGCATACACCGAAGCAAAGAGTTGGCCAACCTTCAAAAAAGGATGGAAGGACCGTTTAACAAAGCTATCCGTAGAGGTGGACGCATGAAAATCAGCTCCCTTTTAATACTGCTAATTGTCGTATTCGTACTGCTCGCGTGGGGTGGAATATCTTTATACAGAAAAGGATATGCCGCCGCCGAAGCAATATATCAGCAGAAAGCTGTCGCTTCAGCTATGACGAAGATAGAGAACACTGAAACATTAGAATGTAAGAAAATAGAACTAAAACAAAGAGAGAGGAACCTCGATGCAGATTGCAAAGCTCTTTATAATACAAATCTTAGTGCTTGCCGTCGCCAGTTGCTCGGCAAACATTAAGTATGTGCCGGTTAACTGTTGCCCGGTAAACACCTGCACCAAAGGCGAAACAATCCTAGACCTTGAAAACGGATTTGATTGCCAAGAGACAGTAATAAAAGCCTGCAGGTGCGAAAAATGAGAATATACACCGATTCCAGTTACAACGAAAAACACGGTGTTGCCGGAATCGGTTGTGTAATCATCTGCGGAGAACAACGAAGGGTGTATTCCAACTGGATAAAAGTATCAAACAACAACCTAGGCGAATTGTACGCCATTTATTATGCATTAAATATCGCTCGAAAATTCCCCGGTCCTCACACCATATATACAGATAGTCAAACAGCAATAGCCTACATCTCAAATAATATAAAAGACAAACCCGGAACACCTCAACAACTAAAAAATCGCTTAGAATGTAAGAAATGGGCATACCGGATAAATTCTTTAATGCCTGAAGGAACAAAACTCGAAAAAGTAAAGGCTCACACTGGATACTATCAGCCTCATTCCATAAATAATTCAATAGCCGATACTTTGGCCAAAGAAGGTGTTATGAAATACATGATGTCGATTAACACAAAAGCACGAGACGGAAAAACTAGGCAATAAGTTTTGCGCGGCGCGCCTCGTCAATACTAACAACCTTGCCTTTACTCATAACTTCACGCAATTTTGCTGTTGTTTGGTTAACAGCCAAGCGAAGCGGATCGTTAAACATATGCGTATATCGCTCGGAAGTCTTCGCGTCGGAATGACGCAAAGCCTCTTTAATCATAACTTGAGATCCGGTAGTCATAGCCATAAATGAAGCAAAACTATGTCGAAGGTCGTGCATGCGAAAATCTATCAGTCCGGCTTTTAATCGAATATTATCCCAGTGGTCGCCTTCATCCTTCAGAGGTTGCCCTTTAACATGTCCGTCAAAAATATACTCTCCAGAATAACCGTTTTTTGCTTGATCGGCACGGATCCAGGACAGAACCTCTAACGCTTCATTGCCAAGCTGAACATCCTGCGGTCGGTTGGCTTTTGTATCTGGCAAAGCCAAGACACCACGCTCCGGAACCAGATACTTCCACTTGGCCGTTATAATTTCACCACGACGACCACCAGTATATAACAATAGAAAGACCAAATATGCAACTTGCCGAGCTCGATAACGTTCATCAGTAAGGTAGTTTGAGAGCACACCATAAAGACTAACACATTCAGACATTGATAAATAGCGCCTGCGTGGCTTTTCTGCAAACTTTTTGACCTTCCGGCAAGGATTACTCCCTTCAGGACGCCATTCCCAATCCTCGGCCAAATTAAAAGCCTTTTTGAGCACTTCTAAAACACGGTTAGCAGTTGTCGTCTTCAATTGCCCCTTGGAATTTACTTCTTGCGAGATAGAATTATGTACGGAAGTAATATCACCACGAGTAACGGAACGAACAGCCTTTGAACCTAAACGAGGTAAAATATGTCGCTCCCAGTATATAACGTCATTCGCCGCTGAAGATGGTTTTTTATGAATCGCGTGTTCGGCCATATATTTTTTATAGAGGTCATTGACTGTTCCGGAGATGGCCGGATCAGCTTCGGCAGACGCACGCTCCCTTATTTGCTTAACAGGATCCACACCGTTAAAAGCTTGCGTCGTTAAATCTTTGTATTTTTCGCGAGCTTCCTCCACGGTTATGGTTGGAAAATCCCCAAGCTTCATCCTTTGCTGTTTGTGATTACGAAGACGATAAACCGCATAAAAACTTTTACGCCCTGACGGTCTAACAGACACATAAAATCCGGGAAGAATCGTATCCCATATTAAAAGTTCTGATTTTTCAGGCGTTTGAGCGCCTTCGATAAGTGTTTTTGTAATTTTTACTTTCATGTTTTTAACCCTGTCATGTCACAGCATAACGCAAAACAAAAATAAAAGTCAATTCTTTTTTGAACTTTTGACGAAACGAACGCAAACTTTTACGAAAATTCGGCGAACGGAAAAAGTCAAAACAAACGCTAAAAATAACGATAAAAAACGCACTTCGTTTATAACGACTTTCAAACACAAGTAACAAATAAGTAACAGAACAAATAGATTTGAATAGAAAAACGAGACAAAATAGCACTATAAAGGCAAAAATCAAAAGCAACAAAAAAGGCTTGAAAAACCTTATAAAATCAAGGAAATTCAAGCCTTTATTACTGGTTGCGGGGGCAGGATTTGAACCTACGACCTTCAGGTTATGAGCCTGACGAGGTAAGAGGAAAAATACAGTAAATTCATAACCTTAAAAAGATGACTAAAAATGCAAGTAA